GCGCATTGATCTTAGCCTTATGTTTACCTGGAGGGCTATTGCTAAGCTTCGCAATTCTGCTTCGACCAACCTTCTCCTCATGGATGAAGTCTTCGACTCGTCGCTCGACGTCGGGGGAACAGAAGAATTCATGAAGATCCTCGAAGGCTTGACACAAGATACGAACACCTTTGTGATCTCACATAAGGGCGATCAGCTCTATGATAAGTTCCATTCGGTGATTAAGTTTGAGAAGCATAAAAATTTCAGTAGGATTGCAGCATGAACCAGTGGATTGAAGAGAAAGATGGCAAACAGTATTGGTGTCAATACTTTTCGAAAGATGAACTCATACTTCTGAAAAAGTATCATACAGCAATTAATAGAATGACAAAACTAGATTATAGCAGGATTATCAAATGATCAAAGACATCTTAATGCATACGGATCCGATCTTGAAGGAAGAGATGCCGAAGTTTGATTTCGATAATCCGATTGTCAATCCAGTCGAACTCTACAACGATCTTGCCGAGACGATGATCGATGCTGAAGGTATGGGACTCTCGGCCAATCAGATTGGTGTACGTACTCGTATGTTTGTGATGAGAGCAGAGAATGTCATCGGTGTGATCAATCCGAAGATTGTCGACGTATCTTCTGAGACAGTCGTTCTTGAAGAAGGGTGCTTGTCGTATCCGAATCTCTTCGTGAAGATCAAGCGTCCGAAGTTTATCAAGGTTCGCTTTACACATCCGGATGGTACGACTGAAACAAAGAAGTTTGATGGTATCACTGCTCGAGTCTTTCAACATGAAATGGACCATCTCAACGGTATTCAATACACAAAGAAAGCGAATACATATCATATGGAACAAGCAAAAAAGTTAGCGGTGAAAATAAACCGAAAAAACGGTGTACTTAAACCGAAAAATGAGTTATCTTTAGAAGTACAACAAATGATGGATTGGTTAAAAGCATGAGTGAAGATTGGGTAAGAGATATTTCTGGTATGCATCGGTATTACGGTGTCAATGAGAAGGTTCAAGATTTTGATGCCGATAAGCTGAAGCAGTTCCTTCGGTTTCGTATGTCGTTCCTCGACGAAGAACTGACTGAAACAAAGAATGCGGTGAACGCCAATGACGCAGAAGAAATCGTCGATGGCCTGATCGACCTCTGTGTGGTGGCTATCGGTACACTCGATTCGATGGGGATTGATTCGTATGAGGCATGGAATAAGGTGCTACGTGCCAACCTTCAAAAACAAGTCGGAGTAAAGCCAGAACGACCGAATCCTCTCGGTCTTCCAGATCTGATCAAGCCTGCTGGTTGGAAAGCTCCGAGCCATGACAAGAATCATGGATTGCTCACAAAACTCAAAAAATAGTTTTGTTTCGAAAATAAACATGTACAATTAATCCAATTCTTGGTATAGTGGACCTATAATCAAGAAGGAAATGATAATGACTAAGTTTGTGAAGAGCAATTTTGAATACCATGGCGGATACCTCCATTATAATACCGCCGATGGCGAACGTAAGTTTGTCGCCCGCTTCAAACGTGGTCCAATTACCAAAGCCAAGTTTCAAGCCGCGCTGATCAAGCATTACGATGTAGATGCCTACTTCGCCCGTCTTGTTGGACCTTACAACGCATATGGCCACACTCCTTTTGGAATGATGATGTATGACGGCATTCTTTGTCGCCATTACAAAACTCACGAATTGATCCTTGACGGAAAGGCACTCTAATGTGTAAGACTCACGAAAATCGGATTTGTGAGACTCAAAACTGCACGAATCTTGGACGTAATGTCGGCAAAAATAAAGATGCTACAATTAAACGTGCCAATATATGCGAGATGCATTTTGGTATTAAACATCAAGTAAATGGTTGGCAGTATAAAGTTTTTCGGAAAGATTATTGTGAAAACACCGATGGGCGTCTTGGTTTTATTTGTAGTACAACCATTACCAATCTTATTCCAAAAGAATGCCAATTAGACGCTGACCATATTGATGGCAATCCGAGTAATAACATTGCGGAAAATATACAAACATTGTGTAAATGTTGTCATGCTGTTAAAACCCATTTAAATAAAGATTATCTTTCTGAAGGTCGAAAAGCACTTGGAATTAGATGAAAATAACTGTGTACATATTATGAAAGATGTGGTAGATTAAAATTATGACTGAACTATTAGAAAAACTCAAAACCGTCTTTTCCGTAACCGAGCCAGGCTTGGTGATCGATAAAGATTTCTTGCAACTCCGTGAAGATATGAAGGCACGTCTTAATCAAGGATCTAGAAACGACTTCAAGTTTACCAAAGACGTTGACTGTCTTGTACTCGAAGAGTGGCTCATCAAGAAAAACATCGTTTTTGGTCCACTGTCCGAGCATCTTACCAAGAACGGTGCATGTGTGTATGACGTTCGCATCGACGAAGCATTCATCGACTTTAAGTGCCTCGATGAGAAACTCAATTACAATGTCTCAGAACAAAAGATGAAGACACATCCGTGGGTACAAGAAGGAATTGACAATGGTCTCTTGACTCATTATTGTTTTTATCGGATGCATCGGCCTGAAGATCGACCACTTCAAGAAAATGATGTGGTGACATTTGAATTAATTAATGTACTTAATGCTCAAACTGTGGTAGATTCATTAATGCCTTCTCAATTTAATGGCAAATATTATAAGGTAGAAAAGTATGTCTAAAGAACGTGAATCAATTCGAGTCCTCCAAGAGTGTGCTGAAGTCCAACTGAAGAAGTCGAAAGACTATCAGAACGAAGCATCACGCATTCGCCAAGCTGATTACTATCCTCGTGGTATAGCAACCATTACAGATCTTATCTATGCCAAGACTTTGCGCATGCAATCAGTCATCGAAGCCATGGAAAAAGATCCTACGTACAAGCCTAACTTTGAATCAATCGAAGACTCAGCAATGGATCTGATTAACTATGCGTCGTTCGTCGTAGCTTATTCTCGTGGTAAGATGGACGGTCAATCACCAGATCGTGATTTCCTCAATCGTCCTATCAAAATAGTTGGAGGTAATTTAAATGTTGAAGGTTGATGATATAATTAAAACTATGACTAAAAACTATATCAAGTCGAAACCGAATGGATATAAGTTTACGGTCGAGAATCTTCAAGACGATATGTATTTAACACCAGATATTGAAGATCCTAATGATCCGCTTTTTCATAGTATTAATGATACTGTTCACGAGATAACTCGTAAGCAGTCTTTAGCACAAAATGGTATTTTAATTCGGAAGATTGGTAAATCTCCAAAGAATTCCCGCGGAGGTAGACGTCCTGCAAACAAATATCAAGTAGAGAAGGTTGCTAATGCTTAAGGTTGAAGATATCCGTAACCACTTCATTGATGAACTGATGGACAGCAACTTTGTTACTGACAAAACTGGTGTCAAAACGATCGAGATGATTGGTGCCACCTTCGAAGCTGATGAACCAACCATCTTCGGTGATGTAAATGATGATTACATTCAACGTGAGCTTGAATGGTACGAGTCAATGTCATTGTATGTCGACGATATTCCTGGAATTACTCCTGCTATCTGGCAGAAAGTTGCTGATCGTGGTGGCAAGATCAATTCCAATTATGGTTGGGCTATCTATCACAAAGATAACGGTTTGCAATATGTGCGTGTCTTCAATGAATTATTACATTTGCCAAATAGTCGTCGTGCAGTCATGATCTACACTCGACCTACTATGTGGGAAGATTACAAGCGTGATGGTATGAGCGACTTCATGTGCACTAATACTGTACAGTATATGATTCGTAATGAGCAGCTTGTTGCAATCGTTCAGATGCGTTCGAATGATGTTGTCTTCGGTTATCGTAACGACTATGCATGGCAAAAGCATGTTGCTGATACTTTGACAGCAGACTTAGGACTAACAAAAGAACCAAAAATTATTTGGCATGTTGGTAGTCTTCACGTGTACGAAAGACACTTTGATAAGGTAAAGTAATGAAAGACGTTTTATATTATTCGACTTTGACAGGCCATGAGATCAGTGATGATGTCGTGGTCGTTGGTCTGTGCCCTTCGAGTAACGATGTTCGTTCGAGATCTGATACGTACTGGAGGCTGAAGAACTGGATGAACATCGTAGGTCAATACGCATACGATTTTCACAACGTCATTCCTGATATTATCGACGCAGATCCGAAGATGGCGAACGTCAATCTTGATGATATAAATACTAAGCTAAGCAAGTTTAGAGATAAGAAGGTAATTGCTCTCGGCAACTTTCCTTCGAAGGTACTCGACAAGCTTGGCATAGATCACCTCAAGATCGGTCATCCTTCGATGCGTAACAGAAAGTGGAATGACTTTCGTAACGTAACGATGACTCTTGAAAATATGAAAGATTATCTGCGTGGAACTCACTGAATACTATGACGAGTATATCCGATATTTTCATCTAGCAAAGGATCAGCAAGCCAAGTGTAATCTTGGTTCTGTTCCATACCTCGAATCAAATATGAACGACGACCTCCTAGAGAACGTAGAGCTCTATGACGTCGTCGAACGTAAGTATGCGGGCTTCTCACAAATCGTCAATGACGTGTTCTATGGTTGGACTCCTGAACATCCGTACTGGGACAAGATGGAAAAAGGCCATCATACATACCAAAGGAAAACGATTGCCACCGACTGGACTGGTAAACAATCAGACTTTCAACTTGCAGAATGGTTGTATGTGTTCCTTCTCCATCGTGTGACTGGTTCTGGTATCAACTACTCTGTGAAACCTTCAGGCTATTCGAACACGGTTCTTCCACATCTCTACAAGTTTAATACTATTGAAGAGATGACGAGGTTCATCAACGTTTATCCATATCCATTCTACACGTCAGTAGGTTATCAGTTTCCTTCTTTCCCGAAGCCGAAGCCTGGTTACAAGAGAGGCGGAGACTATTACCTTTCTGAGTATGCACCGCGTCTTTGCCGAGAAATGGCAGAGTGGCTCGAAGGCAACAACTCCAAGAAAGATCTTCGCGAAATCGGAGAGTGGATGTTTGATTGGAATACCAAGAATGGGCTTCGTGTTTATCGATTCCAGTATGCGGCATTCGTAGCAGACATCGCTGATTGGTTTCCACAGTATGTCAATCTTGAAAGCCCATTCTATTATGGTACGAATGCGGTCGAATGTATCTCATATCTGGCAAACAACACAGATAAGTTGCAAAAAGAAAAGTTCCTCGATAAGGTGATGGAGAAGATTTATGATGATACAGGCGCATATCCCTACAATGCAGAAGACGTCTGTTGTGACTTCATCCGATGGGTCGAGAACTATGTCAAGCCAGGATCAGGATACAACCATCTTTGCTTTGATTCCGTCTGGTCTTCTTGCCGAATTAAAGATCACCCATATGGAAGACAGCGAGCGATGCTTGATCTGGGCTTAGTCCGCACCTTTAACGGCATGACAAACCATCCATCCGATGATACTGTTCTCAAGCAAGTTGGCATGAGCGTAGCAGACTATAAGGCAAAAGTCAATGAATATGTTAATGCAGCTGCTCGGTGAGCATGAATTTGATATCGAATATCCCAATATTGCCGAAGTCGAATACGATGTAAAAGGTAAACCGAAGCAATCATGGATGAAAGATTGGACTCAAGAAGAGAGGACCGAAAAGTTCTTTGAGTTCTGTCGTGAGTATGACTTACGTCGTGATTCGCTTCTTCGTGACAACTATCAGCAGTTCAGCCATCGTATGCATTGGCACGAATGTCCGTTTGTCGATGAGATCAAAGAAGTCGACGACTTTCAAACTGTACTCGAAGCATGTCTTATCTTCTCGTTTAGTAATGAACACTGGAAAACTTTTAAAGCGTGGCAATCTGGTGGTCCAGAAGCCATGCGTACTCGTTTTATATCTGAGCGCCATGCTCGCTCAGATCTTTTTCAAATATATTATCCAAAAGACACGAGTGTAAAAGATTGGCTTTGTGAAGTTCCTACGTTGTTTGCAGAGAAGCATGCTAAAAACTTGTTTGAGAAACGCAATCGTCCTTATACGATGATGGAGTTTGCTAAGAAGTTGAACACGATTTTCGTCGAGGAGTTTGGCTTTCGTAATGCAATGTATCCTTGCAAGAACGCTGCTCGGCACGTGGCGATGACTCATCCCGATTGGGTGGATCCTGACTCGTTCCTTCATGGAGGTACAGGATACTTCGATGGACTCAGTCAGGTGTTTGATTGTCCAAACCTCATGAGTAAGAGTAAGTACGAGATCAACGAGTTCGGCGAGTATGTTGCTTTGAATGATGCGGCGAAGATGCAAGTCGAGCATATGGATTATTTAAAAGCACATTCATCAAATCCAATTCATACACACAACTATCTGAACCTTGAAGACAAGCTTTGTATGCATTATAAATATATGGCAGTCAAGCTTGGCGTAAAGTCGCAGACAATGCAAATCCCATATGATTGGGTATATCCCATTGAATGGTCTCTCAAAACAAATAGATATGATCGGCTAACGAATGGCGCATAATAAACACGTCACTGATGGCGTGAACAAAGACGTAGGCATTTACGGTTGGGAAAAAGCCAGAGAATACTATCTGAGTCTTGCAGAATCATGGACAGATCCTTATCCAGATCCAGTGGTAACCGTACATGATGGAGTTCGATGCGTACGAGATGATTTGATTACAGGAACAAAAGTTCGAGGCGGTGACTGTCTCATTTCAAGAATGAATCAATCGACAATTGTATATGTTCAACCTCGTACTGGTCTTGCAGGTGTTTCTCTTCTCGACGTAGCCAAACGACACAATAAGAAGGTGAAGTTGTTCATGCCTTCATCGCAAACAATCTCTCATCATCAGGCATGCTGCATCGAACAAGGAGCAGATGTCGAGTTTCATCGTATCGCTGCGATGCCAAATCTGAACAAGATTGCAAAAGATTGGGCAGATTCTCAAGAAGATGCTTTCTTCGTTCCTCTTGGTTTAAAGCATGAACTTGTGACTGCTGGTATTGTGAAGGCTGCATCGAAGATCGAAGCGCCTGATGAAGTGTATGTCGCCATCTCAACAGGTGTACTCTCGCGAGCAATGCAGATCGCATGGCCAAAAGCCAAGTTCCATTCGGTTGCAGTGTCTCGTAACCTGAAAGCGGGCGAGCTAGGTCGAGCTGATGTCATCTCTGAACCGATGCCATTTCAACAGAGTGAGAAGGCAGAAAATCTTCCACCGTTTCCATCGATCGATACTTATGATGGGAAAGTTTGGAAGTATATTCCAAAGAATACTGGTAAGAACATCTTATTCTGGAATGTTGGCAAACAACCGGTACTCAATGATCCTACAATATATGATAATGTAAATAGTTACCGCGATTGGTTAAAAAATGATGTACAATTTGCCACACTTGATGTATAAGGGATAATATGAACATATTACTCACATCCCCATTCACTCCCGTTTCTTCCAACATTCACTCGCATCGAGCAGCGCAGGCTGCCATCTATGCAGAGCAGTTGAGTAGTTTAGGTAACGTCCATCTCGATCGTACTGGTAACATTCATCAGGATACGGTTCGAATAGATGCTACTGGTAACATTCATTCTGATCCTTCACAATTTGATAGAGTCTATGTCTATCATGGCAATGATTGGTTTGGCTCGCTAAATCTTTTTGGTGGCATGAAAAATTATAGTAATATCGATAATTTGATTCTCTACTCGAATCTAAAGGCTCCTGTCTATTCGTTATGGATCGATCATCCGAAGTACAGCGAGATGTTAAAGCCTCGACTCGATGGTGATATCCATCCTTTCTGGCATCTTGTTGATTGGGAAAATCTGAAGAAGATCGAAGATACTGCCATTACAGTTCGTGAAATTGAAACTACGAATCGTGCGGTGGCCGGTGATAGCCATACTATTTGCATGTATCGTCCAGGTTGGTTTGTCAATTCTGTTCCTTTTAAAACTCTCCATGGAGCACTCAAAGAAGGATTGAGTTCATTTATCGAACCAAAACATGAGATTGTAGAGTTCTATTTTGGTAACATCGATGTACGTCATCATCTTTGTCGCCAACCAGATCTTGAACAAGCCGCGCGAGATTTGGCGTATAGATATTATACACAACTTGCCGAATTAGAATGCGAGTCGGTGTCAGCTTATGAGCTTCTTCCAATCGAACACGAGTCGAGAGTCCTTCCAAAAACTGGTTACTACAAAGGTACACCATTTTACGGATCATGGGAACAACGCAATAAAGCTCGTCTTATCTTTAAGGATGAGATGAGGAATCGCTGCGCGAATAGCCGTATTAACTTTATCGAATGGGTTGATCCGCTTCTGAATGACAGAGGTGAACTCAACTTCGAATGCATGGAAAAACCAAAGTCGGTTCACCTCTCGCGCAATTCATATCCGCATTGGCAAGGCCGCAAGTGGTCTGGTCTATCTGAAAACAAACCCGCAACTCTAGAGGATTTCTTTGCATGAAAACTAGTAAGTATATAATGAACGAACATGATGATAATACAGTATCCATCACTAAGAAAGGCCCAACCGGTAGACCACAGCTTGAAACTATGGCAGGATTAAATGGTCCTCCAGGTATATACGTCGAGAATCCTTCGGGCACACACATAAATTTTATTCCAGAAATTACAGCGAAGCATCTGAGTGTGTATAAATACAATGAAGGCGAATCACTCAAAGAAATTCAGTCTTACATCGATGCTACTTACGAGCAGCATTATTCCCGAAATAAATATCAAGCAACAGAATTCATCATTGACGCCGGTCATGGTACTGGTTTTAATATCGGGAATATGATGAAGTACACTCAACGATACGGTCGTAAGGGTGATCCCGCCGAATGGCGAAAGGACCTGATGAAGGTTATCCACTACGCAATTATGCAACTTCACGTTCATGATACTGAAAATAAAGATTAAGGATTAATTATGGGTATTGAAATTAATGTTCCAATGGAAGAGCTCAGAAAGCGCAAACTCTTCATCGCTACACCAATGTATGGCGGCCAATGCGCAGGTATGTTTACACGTTCGATTGCCGATCTCTCGGCACTTTGCACACACTATGGAATTCAAGTCAGATTCTACTTTCTCTTTAATGAGTCACTGATTACTCGAGCTCGTAACTATTGTGCCGACGAGTTTATGCGTTCAGGTGATACTCACTTGATGTTCATCGACTCAGATATTGGATTTAATCCGAACGATATCATTGCTCTTCTGGCACTTCAAAATCCTGATGAAACAGTAGATAACTACGATATCATCGCTGGTCCATATCCGAAGAAGTGTATCAGTTGGGAAAAGATCAAGCTTGCTGTCGATAAGGGTATGGCTGATGAAAATCCAAACGATCTCGAAAAGTTTGTCGGCGACTACGTCTTCAATCCGACCGGTGAAACACGAGAGATTGCTCTTGGCCAACCAGTCGAAGTGCTTGAATCTGGAACTGGATTCATGATGATTCGTCGTCAAACCTTTGAGAAGTTTCAAGAAGCATATCCTCAGCAACTGTATAAGCCAGATCACGTTCGTACTGAACACTTTGATGGCAGTCGCGAGATCATGGCATACTTCGATACACCGATCGATCATAAGCGTACGAACATCAATGCCGAGCTTGAAGAATATTTGAAAAAGAATCCAAAGGCCAAAGCGAAAGAGATTGTAGACTTTGTGAAAGATCCGAACAACGGTGTGCTGAAGGATTACTCAAAGCGCTATCTCTCTGAAGACTATATGTTCTGTCAGTGGGTTCGCAATGCTGGTATGCATGTATGGCTATGCCCATGGATGGAACTGAAGCACGTTGGTTCTTATGTCTTCGGTGGTTCTCTTCCAGATATTGCCCGTATTGGCGCAGCAGCAACTGCAGATCCTGCAGCACTCGGTAAAAACAAATAATGGTGTACAATTAATACAATCGTTGGTATATTGAATATTCCGAACATATGGAGATTTATTATGAAATTAGATAATGATACGTTGCAAGTACTGAAGAACTTCTCGGCTATTAACAAGAACATTATGTTCAAGCCTGGAAATGTGATTCGTACTATTTCAAGCACAAAATCTGTTCTTGCAAAAGCAACAATTAAACAAGACTTCGAGAAGGGTTTCGCCGTCTATGACCTCTCACGGTTTATCGGTACTCTCTCCTTGTTTAATGATCCTGAGATTGAAATCAAGGATTCTTACGTCGAACTCATCGAAGGTAACAACACGTTTCAGTACGCTGTCACTGATCCTTCGCTGATCATCGTTCCTCCTGATCGCGAGATTGAGTTGCCGAATCCTGAAGTCAACTGTTTGATTTCAGAAGAAGCACTCAATCGAGTGATGAAGGCTCTGGCAGTTTCTCAGTTACCTGAAATTGCCATTGCCGGCAAGAACGGCAAGATCTTGCTTCAGGCAGTCGATACTCGAGGAGCCAGTAATGACTCGTTTAGCATCGAAGTTGGTGAAACTGAAGCTCGCTTTCGAATGATATTCCGTTCGGATTGTATGAAGTTGATTCCAGGTTCTTATGACGTATCGATCTCTTCCAAGGGCCTAAGCCACTGGAAAGGTGCTAGCGTAGAGTATTGGATCGCTGTTGAATCCAACTCGGCTTTCGAGGCTTGATTTGAATGGGCGGTGTTTCGACATCGTCCACTTTTTGTGACGGAGATATATTATGCTTGAACAATTCCTCTGGGTGGAGAAGTATCGCCCAAAGACCGTATCCGACACTATTCTAACCGCCGAACTGAAAAAGACATTTCAACAGTTCGTTGATCAGAAGAACATTCCGAATCTCATTCTCTCTGGTACCGCAGGTGTTGGTAAGACAACTGTGGCAAAAGCCATGTGTGAAGAGCTTGAATGTGATTACATCGTTATCAATGGTTCGATGAATGGCAACATCGACATGCTGCGTAACGACATCTCGCAGTTTGCCAGTTCTGTCTCTCTCATGGGTGGCAGAAAGATGGTGATCCTCGACGAAGCCGACTATCTGAATCCTCAGTCCACTCAACCAGCTCTGCGTAACTTTATGGAAGAGTTCAGCGCCAACTGTGGATTTATTCTGACTTGCAACTTTGTTGATCGTATCATCGAGCCTCTTCATTCTCGTTGTTCTGTGATCAAGTTCAAGATTCCAAAGTCGGAACTCCCAGCTCTTGCAAAACAATTCATGCAACGAGTATGTGGAATTCTTGATGCTGAAGGCGTAGAATACGAG